CAAGTCGGAAATGCAAAAGGAAGTGACTCGACGCCAAGAGCTTTCACTTCAGGATAGGCAGAAAGAACATGAGCAAACTCAGTTAACCATTCGTAACGGTGATAATGCAACGGATGAAAGGGTTCGTCGAACTCGACCTGATATTGCTCGAAGTTCTTTTTGGATGATGTGTCTATATGTATTTGCCTTTGAGGCTTTAAGTGCAAAAGGCTTTGGTGATGGCGCTGACATCTATGTCGCATTAACGATTGGCGCGTTCGCGTATGCCTATTTTGGCCTGCGAACCGTCGATGGTTTTGCGCCTTACTCGAAATCCAGCGGTGACAAAGTGTCCGGTGTTATCAAAAGCATGATCAAGGGGCGCTGATGACTGACCAGTTTGATAGAGCCCAAGAGCTTGAAACGTTATTTAGAAATGCCGCCATTTCCAACCGACCTATCCAGGCTGAAGAAAAGCCAGACGAAGATGAGGACGGCAATCGTTACTGCTTAAGTTGTGGCAGTGTTGTTCCACCAAAGCGAATCGAAGCATTACCCAATGCAGTTCGTTGCGTCAGTTGTCAGTCAAGAAAGGAGCTGTGATGGAATACGATTGGGTAAAGACATGGTGGCCTATCGTGTGGGCTGGCGTTTTGTCTGTAGTTCAGGTCATTCAGATCTTGCTCTCTAAAACCTACGCCAAACGCGAAGATGTAGAGCAAGTGAAAAGAAACATGGACGAGTTAAAAGCACAGGTTGATGCACTGCCTACCAGAGAAGAGATCACAAAACTGACGCTGGAGCTTTCCGAAGCGCGCGGAGAAATGAAAGAGCTTCGAGCTCAAATCCAACCCATCGAGCATCTGGCACAACTGCTTTTAGAGCAACGTTTAAACGATGATAAATAGAGGTTCATATGTCCTTTAAAGATGTATTAAAAGAAGACCAGCGACTTGTGATCTTGCGCTCTCTCCATGAGATGGACGGCTATGAAGCGAACGAGTCAATCCTTGATTCATGCCTTGATGCTTATGGCCATAAGATTAGTCGTGATGCTGTGCGCACTCACTTGGCGTGGCTAGAAGAGCAAAGCCTAATCACGATCCGAACGGTAGCTGAGTGCCAAATCGCAACACTAACAGGTCGTGGTGAAGATGTCGCAACCGGACAAGCTCGCGTTCCTGGTGTAAAACGCCCTCGCGCTAAGTAAGGATCCGCCATGAAGAAGTCCGTTAACCGAAAGTCAAAAATAGAGCTGCTGCCAGAAGATATTCGTGCGCAACTGAATGTGCTTATTCGCAGTGGTGATATGACCCAGAAGGATATCCGAGACGCTGTCAATCAGATGATTGAGGAAGCCGGACTTCCCGACGATGCCAAGCTCAGTCGAACCGGATTTAACCGCTATGCAAAACGCATGGAGGATATGGGCCAACGATTACGCCAGTCTCGCGAAGTTGCGGAAGTGTGGATCACAAAACTTGGAGAAGCACCAACCTCTGATGTGGGTAAGTTACTGCAAGAGTTTGTGCGCACGATGGCGTTCGAAACCTCGATGCGTTTAATGGAAGACGCAGATGAGAAACAAGAAGTGATCCCACCAAAAGCGCTTAACCAGTTAGCTCTTGTTGTTCAGCGTATCGAGCAGGCCTCCATGACCAGTCATAAAGTTGAGAAAGAAATCCGCGCTGCCTATGCGGCAGAGGCGGCAGAGAAAACGGAAGCGGTTGCCAAGAAGGCAGGATTGACGGCTGACACAGTGAAGATGCTGAAAGCAGAGCTGTTAGGGATTGCCTAATGACTGAGTTATCTGATGTAAACAAAATGACCGAAGGCATCCTTGTTGAGTTCGACAAGGATGAGCTTTTGCTTGGCTATCAAAAGCGTTGGATAGCGGATGACTCTGTACTCAAGATTGCTGAGAAGTCGCGGCGTACAGGTTTGACGTTTGCCGAGGCGGCGGACTCATCTCTCACTGCGGGAGCGGCCAAGGGCGAAGGCGGCTCTAACGTTTTCTATGTCGGTTCGAACAAAGAAATGGCGCGCGAATTTATTGATGCCGTTGGCCTCTGGGCCAAGATATTTGATAAGGCCGCTGGAGAGGTTCAGGAAGAAGTTATCAACAATGAAGACAAGGACATCCTCACCTTTGTTATTTACTTCGAATCGGGCTTTAAGGTTCAGGCGTTATCAAGTAACCCTTCCAACCTTCGTGGTATGCAGGGCACAGTTATCATCGATGAGGCGGCGTTTCATGATCGCCTCGCAGAGGTGCTAAAAGCGGCGCTCGCACTCACGATGTGGGGTGCTAAAGTTCGACTTATCTCAACCCATAACGGCGTTGGTAACCTTTTCAATCAACTCATTCTAGATAGCCGCGCAGGACGTAAGCGCTACTCCATTCATACAATAACGCTCGACGATGCCTGTGCTGAGGGGTTGTATAAGCGCATTTGTCAGATACAGAAGGTGGAATGGACGCAAGAGAAAGAGGATGAGTGGAAGGCGAACTTGCTCAAAGACACGGCAACAAAAGAGGATGCTCTGGAAGAATATTATTGCGTACCTAAAGCCTCAAGCGGTCAATATATCCCTATGGTTTTGATTGAGGCTGCAATGAAGCTAGGCGCGCCTATTTTAGAGATAGAGGCGCCAGATGGTTTTATGGAGTGGCCAGAAGGTGCGCGACATATCTTTATTCAGCACTGGTGCACCACTGTTCTCCAGCCGGAAATTGACAGGCTTGACTCGCGCCATAGTCACTCGTTCGGCGAAGACTTTGCGCGCAAGGGGGACTTGTCTCAGTTTGTGCCTCTCGCTCAGCGCAAGGATTTAACCAAGTACGTACCATTTTTTGTAGAGCTGAGAAATATGCCCTACAAATCCCAAGAGCAAGTGCTTTTTTATTTGTTGGATAGGTTGCCTCGCAAGCGTGGCATGGCGTTCGATGCAACGGGCAATGGTGGCTATTTGGCAGAGTCAGCGGCTTTGAGATACGGCACCGAAATGGTGGCGCAAGTTAACTTAAACGAACCTTGGTATCGTGAGTGGATGCCAAAACTTAAGGCGCAGTTTGAAAGCCAGAATATTGAAATTCCAAGGCACGAGAATGTGCGCGATGACTTATGCCAAATTCAAGTAATCAACGGCGTACCGAAAATTGATAAAGGCAAAACAAAGGGTTCTGATGGTAAGCAGAGGCATGGCGATTTCGCTGTTGCTCTGGCAATGGCAGAGCGTGCCAGCTGGATGGAAGGCAGTGCCATCGAGTTTACCCCTATCCCTGCCAAAGCCGATATTGACGAAGATGACGAATACCACGCATTTGAACGCGGGGCATGGTGACTATGAATAAACGAATCTCAACCATTGTAGATATTTGGGGGCGTCCGATTGAATCAGATGTTTTTGTTGAGCCTCAAACGCAATCAGATGCTAAGTTGGGCCAGCTGCATCGACAATACGCCGACCACCCTTCATCAGGGCTAACGCCTGCGCGTTTGGCGTCCATTATGCGAGATGCCGAACAAGGCGATCTTAAGGCTCAGTGCGAGCTCGCCGAAGATATGGAAGAAAAAGATGCTCATATCCAGAGCGAAATAGGCAAGCGCCGCATGGCCTTGCAGGGTGTGGAGTGGAATGTGAAACCGCCGCGCAACGCTACCGCAACAGAGCAGCGAGACGCGGACATGATTCAAGAAGTTCTCGAAGATGCCACTTGGCTTGAGGATGCAATTTTTGATCTTAGTGATGCGACCTTAAAAAGTTTCTCCAATCTTGAGATTGAATGGGATTATCAGCAAGGCACGCATTACATCGAGAATGTGCACTATCGCGATCCATCTTGGTTTAAGACGCACCCAGAAAACCGCGATGAGCTGCGCCTCATCGATGGCAGCTATGAAGGCGCAGCGCTTCAGCCTTTCGGTTGGATTAGCCATACTGCAAAAGCAAAGAGTGGCTATTTGTCACGAAGAGGTTTGGTGCGTGTTCTGGCGTGGCCGTTTCTGTTTAAAAACTACAGTGTGCGAGACTTGGCTGAGTTTCTCGAAATTTATGGGTTGCCTATTCGTTTGGGCAAATACCCAGAGGGAGCAACCGAGAAAGAAAAGGCAACACTGCTTCGTGCAGTCATGAGCATCGGCCATAATGCGGGCGGCATTATTCCGAAAGGGATGGATATCGATTTTCAAAACGCGGCAGACGGCCAGTCTGACCCGTTTATGGCAATGATGACGTGGTGTGAGAAATCACAGTCCAAGGCTATTCTCGGCGGTACGCTGACCTCTCAGGCAGACGGAAAGACAAGTACCAACGCGCTAGGCAATGTGCACAACGAGGTGCGCACTGAAATCCGGAATTTCGATTTAATGCGCTTGGCTCAAACGCTCACGCGCGATGTGATTTATCCGCTCTATGCACTGAACGGAAAGAGCTATAAGCACCCTCGCCGACATCCTAGGCTAGAGTTCGAGATCGCAGAGCCGGAAGATGTTAAAGCGCTCTCTGATTCTTTACCAGGCTTGGTGAATTTGGGCATGCGCATTCCGCTGCAATGGCTGCACGATAAAACGCAAATACCAATGGCAAAAGAC